AAGGTAAAAGTTTCTATGGGATACACTGCCTCAAGTGCAATTGAAGGTGGTCGTTATGTTTATGATCTAATTTTGGTGTCCACGAACGATTATAGAACAAGAGCTGTTCAAGGTAATGTTCTAGTAACCCCAGGTGTTGTCTGATGGCAGAATACGTAGTATCGGTAGATCAAAGTCCAGAATATGATGTTGGTGTCAATTATGAGATACCATCAAAATCTATTCAGAATGCCAATCTTATTCTGGATCATCTGAACTCTCAGTTCGATGGATCAAAGACATTATTTGCACTAACTCATAATAACAATGTCTATGCTCCTATAAATGATCAACAAATTATAGTTGTTAAAAACAATTTGGTCCTAGAACCACTTGAAGATTATAATATTTCTGGTAGTAATATACAGTTTGCTGTTGCACCTACCTCAACTGATGATGTATTCATTATTGCTTTACAGTATACAGCTGATTTAACCAGAACAGTTAATTTTATCGTAGATTCTGGATCTGCAGATATGAATACAGGTTTGAAAGGTTCACTTACATTAGATGTAACGGGCACTATTGAACACGTTCAAATAATGTCGGATCAAGTTGGTAGTGTTCAGGTAGAGATTAAAAAATCAGATTACTCATCTTTCCCAACAAGCAATAGCATAACAAATAGTCAATATATCAGTATAAGTAACGGTCAAATTGTCAGAGATGATACCCTAAATAATTGGGATAATATAATCCGATCGGGTGACATACTGCAATTTGAAGTCATTTCGGTCAGTAATATCAGGAGATTTCTAATCTCTTTGAAATTAAATTTATAAATAACAATAGTTATTTCATCTGTAGCCAAGAAGGGAGTTGTTTTAAATGGCACTATTAGTCCCCAATATTGGAGAACTTGAATCACTAAGGTACTTGGTTGCAAATAACAACCACGTTCCTACTCTTGGTGATCAGTCCCCCAGAAACCTTGTTCTCAAACTGTTCACATCGAACACCACCCCAGCGGAGTCTGACGTACCTTCGCCAACCGCATATTTTGAACCATATGGTGTAGGTAACACCAATGCATACGGTTATGCACCTACAACTGGTTATCCGTTCTGCGTAAATAACAGAACTGATCAGTCGTATACTCAACAAACAGGTATTCTTCTTAACGGTTCTCGTTGGACCATTGCTCAGGTTGGTTCTGGTACTACTGCAACGTATCCAGAGCAAACTTTCACATTCGATGGTGCTGCTGGTGACGTATACGGCTACTACGTTACTCGTGCTAACAACATGCCATCTAGTGTACAAGGTGTTGTACATGGAGCAGATGTTGGTATTGGAACCACAGTAAGTCTTGGAAACAACTCTGACCCAGTTATCGGTGTTATTGGTAACTCATATCTAACAGTTGATGCTAACCAGAGTGTAGATAGTATCACTCTTGGAATGGTTGTTGGAGGTAATGCTGGTATTGTAACGGGAACTAAGGTTATTGGTGTTGACAGAGCACTGAAAGTTATCTATCTGGATAATGCACTGATCGATAACATTCAGGTTGCAACCGACCCCGATGTCACATTCAGTTTCTCCAAAATTTCTGCAACTAATCACGGATTAGTCGCTGGTGACATCATTTATGTTGCTGCAGGTACTGCAAACACCACTACCGCAGCTGGAACTTATACCGTATTCAACGTACCAAACAACAACGAGTTTACAACAACTCCTGCACTTAACCCAACTCAAAATGCTGTTGGTGGTGCTGGAACATGTACCCTCTACTCCAGCATCATGTATGCTGAGAGATTCACCAACGGACCATACACGATCCAAAATAACGGTGACCAAATTAAGATCACACTGAATGTCGCACTTGACTGATATTATATCTTGTTTCTTAATTTAATAGTTTTGAATTGTGAGGGGGTTGCTTATTATGAAGCGATCCCCTCCTTTGTGATCTCTAAACTATATGTTAGGTCGTACTGATGCCAAGCGTCTATAAGTATAATCTGGAACAAGCGGATTTTCCTTATGAACAGGAAGATTATGGAACTCTTTCGGGTTCTGTATCATCTACTGTTGATTATGGAAGTGGTTTGCCTGTTCAGAGTGAACCAGATTATAGTACAGACCTTTATTATCCTCCAACTCCAATTCCCTCTACTCCGCCAGGGTTACCTTATTTAAATTTCGGATTTATTTACGAAACCCAGGATCAATATCCTGGCGGCGGTCTCACTACAAGTGGATTGATTGGAGAGGCTAAGACTACTAAAGATTATACACCCCCACTTGACCTTTACATTATTCTTGCTGGAGAAGTACTCAAGAAACTTGTTAAGGTCTGGGTTGGTACTGGCCAACTCTTCGAGATAAGAGAAGACGGCGGTATAAGATTAATAAGACAAACTGGCGAAGCTTCTGGAACTCTCCGATTCGACGAAAGCACCGTGGGTGCTACGGAGAAAGTCTCTTTTGACCCACCAGAGAACAACCAACTATACAGCATTTCGGGATCTTCTGTTGAGAAGTTTGTAGCTAATACTCCAGAAGATACCATACTGTTCTCTGCTGGTGGCGTTGGTCTAACCAGACAAGAGTGGAATTACGGTTATTACGGAGACGACAACGATCCTGGCACATCGGGTATTATTACACTCGACGCAGGTTCTGTACCTGCTGGTACTGTATTCAGTGTCAAACTGAGCGGTAATGGATCACTATTCAGTCTTGGCGAGAAAGACGAAAGTGTAACTTGGAGTTACAACAAATCTTCTGTCGGATTTGGTACAGAAGATTGGGGTTATGTCTACGAGCAGGCAGCTCCAATCAATTGGGGATCTGTTACCAATCCCGTTGGCGGAAGTGATCAGAACTGGGGACTTATTACCGAAACGGATCTCACCGAGTTACCATTCGGTTCGATCTTCTTCGATCAGACTGTAGAAGGCGATACAAGACTATTATATCTCTATCAAGTTACTGGTGCTGGTACTTCTGGTGGTATCACCATCTCAGGCAGACCTCTCGTCCACCCAGACGTAGATTATACGCCTCATTATGGTATTGATCAGAATATTGGTATAGGGACCACTGGCATCCAGATTAGTGGTGAGATTGAAAATCCAACTAGAACCTTTGCACATGAGGCTTCTGGTAATATCAAGTTCCTACGATCCATATTCGAGGGTAGTAATCTCACTCTTGATGGATCAACTCCAACATTTGATAGTGATCAACAATATTGGGATTCCACTCAAGGCACTGCAGCCAAAGAAAGCTTTACTGGAGATCCCCCAGAAGAAACTATACTTTACACTACTTCTGGTACTGCAGCTGAGACATTTATTGCTCAAACTCCAGAAGATGTCGTTCTCTTCAGAATATCTGGAGAAATTGAAGAACCTCTTCTCACGTTCAGTGAAGTTGGCGTTCCTGGAGTTATTACTCTCACAGGAACCGCTGTCGAACGTCAGACTGATGATTATGCTGGTGTTGGAATTGCGACCTTCACTGGAGATGCAGCCACCAGACCGATTGGTGTATTTGGTCAAGGTGGCACCTCCACTGACGGTGGCGGTATTACCATCCTCGGCGAACTTAATCATCCAAATATTGATTACACGCCACATTATGGTATTGACCAGAATATTGGCGTTGGTACAACTGGTATCCTGTTCTCCATCGGTCCAGGTGGATTTGATATTGCCGGAAATCCAATTGGTGGAAGATACTACTCACCAATTTACCCAGGCAATGCAGGTGGAGTTGAAGGACCTGGTAGTCCTGGCATTGGCACCTTCAGACTTAATGATGATAGAGAACTTACTATCACTAGAGCTCTACTACCATACTTTGGTAGAGGCACTATTAATGTCACAGGTATTGCTTCTGAGGCATTCGGCAATCAAGTCGATGATGATGTAAATGTAATCCTATTCGATATAAGTGGAGACGCTATAGAGCGTCCTGTTCAGGTATATGGTTACTATGGCGATGATCGTGATCCAGGTACTTCTGGAATTATCACTATATCTACCCAAACTACTGAAACGGTAGAGAAAGTTGTATATGATTATGTTGGATCTGGAAATGCCAACTTCTCTGGTGCTGCTTCTGATGTCAGATTAGTAACTGCATATGAGGCATCTGGAACTCTATTCGTTCAGGGAGGATCCGCAGAGGCAAGAACTGCAGATCCTGCAGATGAAACAGTACTCTATACTTTCTCTGGAAACGCTCTAGAATCTTACAACAGAGCTCCTGTTATTGGATCAGGAACTCTGACTGTAAGTGGTGCTGTTTCCGATATCAAGACTACCTTTGATGAGGTCGGATCTGGTACGATTGAGTTTAGTGATAGTGCTATCGCTCAAGTTAGATACGTTCCTTCAATCTTTGGCAGTGTACTGTTCAAAGTTGGACTAAATCTCGATATTACTTGTGATAATGATGTATTTGAGTGCGATCACTTTAGTGATGCTCTATACTCATTCACTAAGAATCTTACTGATGAGAACGAAACTGCATCTCTCACAGTTTCTGGTTCTGCTGGAACTAGAGAGGTTGACCTCTTCCAGGATTATACAACTACTGGAAATCTTACATTCTCCAGTTCTGCAACAGAAAGGTTTACATTTACTCCAGAAACTTCTGGTACGTTCTCCATTACAGGAATTGCAGAAGAATCTTATTCGAGAGCAAACTTCTCTGGTTCTGGAACATTCTCTACTCTCAATGGAGCTGCAGAGAAATTCAGATTCAATCCAGTTGGTGGAACTATTCTTTATGACATTGGTGGATCTTCTACCACAAGAATTGAAAAAGAATACACAGCAGTTGGACTCGGATTTGCAACGTTCTCTGGTTCTGCAGAAACTAGAATCGAAAGAGAACTTAGAGTTTCTAACACTGTTCTATTCCAAGTTTCTGGTGAACTTAATCATCCAAACATTCAATATATTCCCCACTATAGAGGTGGCGGAACAATCACCATACTTGGATCTGGGGATGAATCTATTGCCAGAACTCACAAAGGAACGGGAGGACTATTCGGTCTTGCGTCTGGACTCGAAGCTTATGCACGTACACCTTACATCGGTGTTGGTACGATTTATATCGGTAAGTATGATCCTAATGGTGAGGCAGCTCAGGGTGCTGGCGGATTAGGTGGTCTCGCTGGTGGCGGATTGTCAGGTGGCGGAACGGAAAAACGCAACTTTGAACCACCAAGAGTATTTGTGTCCATAATTTAAGATACTAAATATATCAGAGAAAGTAGTAGTTGAAGAGCACGTCGTACTATGACCAAACAGGTACAACTTAGAAGGGGTACAGCAGCCGAACATGCTGTTTTCACGGGTGCGGTCGGAGAACTAACAATTGATACCACTAATGATGTGGCAATCGTACATGATGGTGTGACTCAAGGAGGTCTTCCCCTAGTTGGAACCTTAGCAGAGCAAAAAATATTAAATAAAACCGCAATTGGTATTGGAACGGGATCACTTAACGAAGGTCTATATGTAAAAGGGAAGACTGACATCAGGGGCGATCTCTTCATGCTCCCTGATCCTACATTAACTTATACTGGTATTATTTCTTATTTCGATAGCCAGAATACCATCACTGGTATTGCTACTGCTGGCGTTGATATTGGAAATAGATTTGCTCTTGGACCACAAGTTCACGTTGGTAGTGGTGCAACTATTGGTGCTGGTGCGACTACTTCAACTGTCACGGGTGTTGGACAATCAACTATTACTCTCTCCGACACCTTTGATACTGGATATTTTGCCACTCAAGATGGTGAATTAGACGGATTTTATGATGGTGTAGACCCTACCACTGGTCCAGAATTCATTGTCGGTATTGATACTAGTGGTATTGCTGCTTCTTGGAGGGTGACTGGACCTGGTATCCAAGATGATACTAGAGTTTTCGCCGTTGGTGCTGGTCAAGTTCAAATTGATAAATTAGCTTTTAATACTACTGCTGGTAGAACAATTCAAGCAGGTGACACAACTGCAGGATCTAATATCATTACTATTGATGATACTGGGGAAGGTATTGCTACAGGAATGGTCGTTACTGACGACATTAATGGAACAGCAAATATTCCTGCAAATACAACAATTACTCAAATTATTAATGGCACTAATATCAGAATAAGCAATAATGCTATTCTGACTACATCAACTGACATTAAGATGACCAATCGCCAAACTTTTAAGTTTGGTGAATTCTCTAATATTTCTTTCACCGCATATTTTGATAGTGCTGGTATCGGTAGTATTGGTGCGGGTAATCTTCAACTAACTAAGTTTGCTAAAATTGGTGAAGATCTAGAAGTTTCTGGTATCGCAACCATTGGTGCAGGTCTTTCTGTTTTATCGGGAAGAATATTCAGTGCTGGAGAAATTTTTGGACAGTCTACTGGTCAAGTTGCTGGACAATGGACTGCAAATAGACTTATTTCAGAGAACGACATAACAGGTGTCGGTCTCACCATGCAGAACTACGTTGTTTCTGACAGATGTTACTTCAACATCAGTGATAACGGTATTGTTCGCATGAACTCTGGTATTGCGACTTCTTTCAATACTCAGAGTCTCACAGTTACCACTGGTATTGTAACGTCACTAACTGCAGTCAATTTAGCGGTTGAACAAACAGGTACATTTGGCGACAACGTTATCCTTAATAATGGTAACTTAAATGTCAATAGTGGATTCATCTTTGGTGCAGGTGACCTTGATATTGGGGGACAAGCTGAGATAGGTGGCGACCTCAATGTAACTGGATTTACAACAGTTGGTGGCGGTGCAACGTTTACTCAGGGTATTTGGGTATCTGCAGCTGCTACTGTTATTAATAATGTAGAGATTCGTGATGGAAATCTGACCGTATCCAGCATTGGATTTGGAACTGTTACTTCATATAAAGGACATGGTTTATCCATAGAACCAAATGTAAACGTTGGTGGAGATGGTGGACCTGGCATTTTAACTGCAAAGTATATTGTAGCAAATAATACTGGAGATATTGCAAAAACTGGTAGTACAGTCGATTATCTACCATTCCAAATTACTGGTATCGACACTTCTAATATTTTCCGTGGAGATAGAGTATCTGCAGCAGGCACAGTATCTGTATATACGATTAAGAACCCTGCTTTAGTTACTGATATTGGTAGTAGTACAGTTACTGTAAGTCAACCGATTGAAAGAACTGGATCTATTACAACTAGTTTTGGTTATTTGGATGGAGGTCCAGGTATTTCTACTATCAGTGGTATTAACACGGCAGGTGCTGTCGTAGGTTATGGTATCACTTTCGGAGCAACAGCGCAAGGAACTACCATTGCTGCTATTGGTGTTAGTGCTATTACTTTATCTGCACCCGCAACAAACACCAGAGATGAATTATTTACAGTCACTGGTGGATCTATTGGTCTTGGTCTCACCGTAATTACTGGTGTTAATACATCTAATGTTGAAATTGGTGATACTGTTGAAAACCCAACCGCATTTACAGGGGTTCCTCCAATTGTAGGTTCTATTGGAGTTGGTAGTATTACAGTTTCATATGGTGCAGCTGCTGCGGTATCCAATGGAAGTTTCCAAATTTCACTTAAGAGAGACGTTTATTGGGGTCCCACAACTGGTATTACATCAGACTTCTTGATAACAAATCCAAATTATGGAAGATTTGAGGGCACTCACCTAGAAGTTGAAAGAGTAGGAACTATTAATGTAACTGCTAATGATATTACGGCAGCAAGTGGTATTATCACTTCACTAGTATCTACAAATCTAAATTATGATGTTTCTTATGGTGGCACTGCTTACATTAATAGTGGTATCATAACCGACCTTAATGTCACCAACTCTGTAATCGGTGAAGTTGGTATTACCACTTCCTATACAGATCTTTCAAACTTTGATGTTGGTATCGGTACTGTACTCCACGTAACTGATGTCTATGCAACCAATGTTTATGCAAACGTTGGTGTTGCAACTGCTCTTGATACCCCACTACTACAAGTAGGAACTGCAAATATTGCTGCTGGTATCATTACTTCTGCTGGAATTAGTAGTGCCTACATCGACAGAGCAGAAATTAATACTGGTATCATTACAGCTGCAGCTATAGAAGAGATTGCAACTCCTCTTGCATACATCAATTCTGGTATCTTTACTGATGTCAACGTAACGAGTCAAAATACCAACGAACTTAGATTTAACACTGGTTTTGCTACTAATTTCACTGTCAGTGAAGATCTAAACGCAACCAGACTTACTGCAACCGATGCTGTTTCTCTTGGTTCTTCTGTTGGTATTGGTAGCGTAGTCATTGACAATGCTTACGTAAATACTGGTATCTTTACTGATATTGGAGTAAGTACTGCTAGATTTGATAATCTATACTTCAATAACGGTATTGGTACATACATCGGACTTACTACTGGATTTGCAGATGCTTTAGGTATTCATAGTGTATATGCAAATACTGGTATCTTTACCGCAGTTCAAATTCAAGGAAGTAACATTGCAGGTTCTGCAAACTTTGATCGTGCAGTTATTGGTATTCTTACAGTAACTGAAGATATTTTTGGTGTTGATCAAAAGAATACTGGTGTTTCTACCTTCGGAACCGCGACTATCAATGGTGTAGGTCAAACTACATTCCACATGACTGGCGATATGAGAGTCAGTGGAGAAGTCAAGATTGGTATTGGAACCACTGGTATTACTATCGATGGAGATTCTACCGATATAGTTGGTGTCAGTACTTTCGTAGCGAATGCTGGTATCATGTCAGCATTGACTCTATCTGGTATTAACACCACTACAGGTCTTTCTAGAAATGTAACCCTGAAGACATCCAACTCTGGTGTTGCAACGGATTATACACTAACGTTACCTGCAAGACTTGGTAAGGTTGGTCAGGTTCTTTCTCTACAAGAAGATAACACCATTGGATTCAACACTGGTGGTCAAGGTCTGTATGAAAACAGATATTATGTATCTGCAGTTAACGGTGATGACACCAACGATGGTAAGACTCTTCCAACCAAGTCAATCAGAAGGGCTGCACAGTTAGCATCCTTCGATTCATTCGTAATTCCAGGTCAGAGATATCTGGATGCTGGTGATTTGATGGAAAACAACAAAGACTTTATCGTTGATGAAGTTGTTGGTAAAGTTGAATT